GAGTATGATCATGCAATGGATGCGCTGAGGTATGGTATAATACACATAGTGGAAAATATAGAAAAACGTAGTCCTAAAGGGATTGACGTTTTGCGGGGGGTGAAGATCTACGGCGAATCCGTTTAAGTGGCTTGCAGGGGACATATCAAAATTAAGGCAACCTGATTATGGGCAATATGGTTGGGTTGTTAGTGCTTATAACACGCCTTATTCGTTGAATGCCTCACGAGTAAATTATCAGTTGGCACGTGAATTATATCACAATACGAACGAAGCTTATAAGTTAGGGGCGGGCTTTGCGAAACCGATTATAAACACACTTGCTGGTTTCATGGGCGCACCGCATTTCAGGTGTGCGGATGAGGAAGCACAGGCAGTGTTAGATGATTATCTCGTGGATTGGACAAGTAGAATATTACGAGTTCACCAGTTGACGTTGAGAGATGGCAACTGTTTTCTATATTTGTATGTGAATAACAAGAGAAGTGTTCTTTATCCAGAGCGTGTTGGTGGTTCAGTGGATTTCACAATCATACCGCCAGAGCAAGTTGCAGACATTGAGTTGGATCCCATTACTCATGAGCCAGTAGCATATACGATTTCGGCAAGGGTAATGTGGGATCAGGGAAGAAGGCAGTATAACTATACCCAAATCGTAACAGCAGATAGCATTGTAACACAAGCTGAAGGAGACGTACCACCAGATTTGAAGGTAGGAGAGCAACCCAATTTGTGGGGCTTCATACCGATAATACATTTTAAGAATGAGGCGGAAGAGACACAGTTATTCGGCAATTCCGAGTTGGAAGCAGTAGAGCCGTATTTCAAGGCGTACCACGATGTGATGTTACATGCTTTGCAAGGTTCAAAGATGCATTCAACTCCGAGGATGAAGTTACAGTTAAAAGATGTCAGCGGCTTCCTTAAAAACAATTTCCCTGAAGCGTGGGAAAGTATTCAGCAAGGTCGACCAGCGAGAATTGATTTAACAGGTCATGAGCTTTTAATCTTTACCAATGAAGAGGATGCGTCGTTTATTGAGGTTAGTTCAGCGATAGGTGATGCGGGGTCATTGTTGGAGTTGTTATTTTACTGTATTGTTGATGTGTCTGAAGTGCCCGAGTTTGCATTTGGTGTGCACACTCCAAGTTCGCATGCGAGCGTGAAAGAGCAATACCCGTTGTTAATTAGGCGTGTTGCTCGTAAACGTGAGATGGTAACAGAAAGTTGGCAGCAATTTGCACGTATGGTATTGGCAATGCATTCGCAGGTGACAGGGAAGAGGTTCAAGGATTATTCAGTAGCGTTAGCATGGGATGAAGTAATCGAGCGAGATGAAGAGCAATATGCAAGGGTACTTAATTTGCTCACGCAGGCAATTAATACTGCAGTGATGGGTGGCTTCATGAGTATGGATGCGGCTGTCGATTTGTTGAGCGAGTATGTGGATACCATGCAAGGCTATGTTTCAGACAATGAAGAGCTTCCGGGTGAGCGTGAAAGGATAATAAGGAGTTGGATATTACGACAGCGGCTTGAAGAAAACGCTGGGATGAATGCACAATTAGAGGAGATCAATAAGGCGATAGAAGAAGCACGTAATGAGCTGGCGTGAGGATTTGAAGCGTTTCAATGGGCCGTATTATAGGTGGGCACTTGAAAATAGGCGAAAGTTTCTTACTACCGAGTTAGCCACAGAAAAGGCATTAGCCAAGGAAGTGGAAGGGATGGTCAAAGATTTGAGCGTTTCTATAGAAGGCATGCCTTCCGATGTAGCGGCACAGATGAAGTATGTCCGAGAAGGGCTGAAGGATTTCGCCAAGGCGTTGAATGGCAAACAGAAAGATATCATTAGCAAAGGTATCGAGAAGGCAGTAGGCATTGGGGTTGAGTATAACGAGAAAGTTAGTGCGGATTTACTCCTAAAGGTGTTCCCTGAAGTAGCTGGGAAAATACAAAATGTGTTTGGTTCAGTGCAAGAAGATGTTATAAAGGCAATGTGGAATCGCAGGGTTGGTGGTTTATATTTAAGCGATAGGATTTGGAATATAACTGGTGATACCACAGAGGCGATAGGGAGGATATTAACAGCAGGGATAGCAACAAATATGGACCCTGTGGATATAGCAAGAGCATTGACAAAGTATGTTAAAGAAGGTTCAGGGACATTAGTAAAGGACTACCCTAATATGATGAAACGCATGGGTAGGAGGTTACCGAAAGACTTAAATTATGAGTCGTTGCGTCTGGTTAGGACAGAGTTATCAGCGGCTCATGGTGATGCCACATTAAAGAGTGCGACATATAACCCTGCATGTAGAGGTGTGAAGTGGGTATTAAGTTCAGAACACCCAGAATACGATATTTGTGATGAGTTAGCATATGCCGACCAAGGGTTGGGGCCGGGTGTTTACCGAGTAGAGGATGCTCCACCAATGCCTGCGCATCCGAATTGTTTGTGCTTTTTTACAGAGGTAGTGGAAGACCCAAATGCATTTGTGCAAAGGTTAGAGAGGTTCAGGGACAATCCAGATAGTGATCCCGAATTGCAGGAATATTGGCAAAGGACATTTGCTAAGCCATCAGAAGAAGAAGAGGACATAATCAATCTGGACGACTATGTAGATTTGTATGAAAAATACCAGCCAGATGATTACGCAAACGAATACGGTTTGAATAATACAATTGAAGACGTAAAAAAGCATAGTCATTTCTTAGTACATGAGGCTACCCCCGAGGAACGAGAAGCGGCAGAGTATTATACTAGTTCGTTAGGTTATGAAGAATACAACCAAGCCTTGAGGTTCCCAGAAATAGGGAAGACAGCTAAGAGAAAAACCAAGAAAATGATTGAGGCTTTAACCAACTTCATCAAAAAAGCAAGTCCATTGAGCCAAAACACGATATTCTACCGTCATGATAAGTTAGGGACATTAGAACACCTTGTCGGTCCAGAAGTAAGGGAAATTGCAGAGGACATAGTAGTGAATGGTGATACTAGTAAGATGCCGGAACTGAAGAAGCTATTGATTAGATCAGTGATACAGGACAAAGGATTTTTGAGTACTTCCTATCGCCAAGGTATATTTGTTTACGAAAATGGTTTGGAGATACGGATTCACGCACCCAAAGGTTTCAGGGGCGGGTTATTCCTAGAAGAAATATCCAAATTCCCAAGGGAAAGGGAATATCTGTTCGCCCCCGGACAAAAATTCAGGGTGTTGGATGTAGAGGCAGGCGAAATTTACGAAGGGACGGAAAAACAAGAGATGGTGAAAAACTTGATACTGCATGTTGTTCCAGTAGAATAATACGAATAATTTTGTTGCAAAGAGTATAATATAATTAGAAAGAGAAAAGTTTAACGAGGTGATACAATGACTGAGGACAGATCTGTTAGATTCAGATGGGAGAAAGGCGAGGCTGTAATTAAATTATCGCAGTGCGCATATTGCAAGAACGCCTTGGATTATGCTACCTGTGCGGAATTCGGGACAAAACCCAAAAAATACAGCGACAACGAAGAACCCTGTCCAAAACGAATACCAGAAAAATGAAAGGAAGGAGGGTAATGGAAGAGAAACAAAATCAAAATCAGCCGGTTCAGGTTTACAAAAATCCTACCTCAAAGCGAATTGAGATTCATTCCAGACATCAAAAGCTGGTGGTGCGAGACTTAAAGACCGGTCAATACGTTAACAAGCGCTGAGGCTAAGGCCGAGGCGCTTTTATTGTGCCATTTAGGTGGTATAATGGAACATATGAATGGGGGTGAACGTCCAATAAAAGTTGAGAAGAGGTACGATAAAGCACGAATAGAGATTAACCCGAAGTATGGGAAGCCGATTATCCGAGACATGAAGACAGGGCAATACCTTCCCAAGTATAGAAAGGGGGTGCAATAGTGCCGACAAAATTTACCATTAATAATGACGAGATTTCAGAACGTGATTGGGGGGATGTAGATAAAGGCAGTATTTGGCAAACATTCAAAAAAGCACGTGAAGAAGGAGCTTCAGGGCTTGCAAGTGCGATAAAAGAGATGTATGCGGTAGTCAAAGCTCCTGTTGATGAGAATTTAAGGGAAGCCGATTGCTGGGGGCCACACCATGAGATAAGAAGCGATGGAACATTAGTCGTTAATCGTAGGGGCGTAATAGCGGCAGTTGGAGCATTAGCTGGTGCAAGGGCAGAGCCGAATTTAACTGCGAGCGAGAAGAAGGAAGCGGCAATGCATTTGGCGAAGCATTACCGAACAATGGGATTAGAGCTTCCCGATACGATAAAGGAATATGCAGGCGAAATGGCAGTACCGTTGCAAATGGATGTTATGGGCGAGATGGCGGTTGAGGATATCCCAGTCGCACCGTGGGCTGATGTAAAGAGTTTGCAAGAGAATGACCCTAATCCGATGGAGGTAGTCGTAGCAGTACCCGTTGGCAAGTCTAAAAGAGGCTGGTTTTACACTGAAGAAGCACTAAAAGCTATTGAAAGAACGGTAAATGAGCAAGGGCTTCCGGGATTTATGGGTCATCAAAAACCTGATAATGTGGATCATGAGTTCCCAGAGCCAGTTACACATTGGGTAGGTGCAAAGTTTGAAAATGGCAAGTTGTATGTGCGAGGTGTGATTGACAAGTCGGCTGAAGATTTGAAGCGTTGGATCAAAGGCAATGCTGTAAGGACAGTTTCTATCTTTGGCGTTCCGAAATTAAAGCACAAAACAAATGGCGAAATTGAGGTTGTAGATTATCAGCCGTTGAGTATTGACTGGACACCGTTAGGAAGGGCGGGGATGGAAACACAAGTTATAGCTATCGGCGAAATGGATAGTGTAAGAGAAGAGACAAAAGAAGAAACACAAGAAGAAACAAAGGCAGGTGATAGCATGGACGAAGTGCAAAAGGTATATGGCGAGCTGACAGAGTTGCTCGGGGTAGAAGGTGAGGAACTTGTCGCAAGTGTAGAGAAGATGAAAGCCGCATTTGAAGAGCAGAAACGCAAAGAATGTGGCGAGTTAGTGGAACAGCTGATTAAAGAGAAGGTTTCAGGTGAAGTAGCACAAGTATTGGTAAAGAAGTTGCTTAAGTATGAAGGTGAGCCTGACAAAGAGAAAATAGCAGGCGAGATTGATAATATCTTGAACGACCCAGATGTGAAAGAAGCATTAAGTAAGATTTATGCTGTAAACCCTCCAGTAGTGGGTGAAGAGCAGAGTAGTAAACGCGTAGTTAAGCGAGTAAGAATTTAGAAAGGGGGCAGAGAAAATGGCGTTTGATGGACAGCCAGTACCAAGCACAGAGTATCAAATACCGCAGCCAAAGGTTAGTGATGGCCAGAGTGTAGTTGTAACAGCTACAGGTGATGTGGTTGCAGGTGAGTTTTACGAAATTGAAGGCTTTCTTGGAGCGGCCATGACTAATGGCAAAGCAGGGGATAAGGTAGTGCTGAACATTGAGCAAGCGGAGTATCAGACCACCAAGGTTGCTTCAGGTAAAACATTCACAGTTGGGCAAATCGTGTATTGGGATAGAACACAATTTACTTCCGATGCGACGACAGGCACTACTCCACATAGAGTAGCTGGCAGATGCACAAGCTGGGACGATACCAATAAAGTGTTGACATTTATACTTGCACCGCAGGCATATTCAGTAGTGCAAATTATTGTTGAGGTGTCCGGAGGGACCGACACTGGAGCGTAGAAAGGGGGCTGATATAGATGATTATAATTGATCAGGAAAGTCTTAAAGCCGCAAAAAGGCAAGGAACATATACATATACCGTACCTATGGTGATTGATAAAAAAGAGTACCCTGTAGATGTGAGGCTAATTAATGGCGAGATGGAAACATACCAGTTGACTAAACCCATAGGTGAGTTGATGACATCGGCATCGCTTGAAGATAAGCAGGACTTGTTAAGGAAGGTTACGTTAGATGTCCAGCTGGGTAGGGAGCAGGTTCAGACATTGTATGCTCCAGTTTACCAGACTTTAAGCGACCCCAATTTTCCGAGGGTATTGCAGGCAACTTGGGCGATGTATGGTAATGTGGTATTCCTTGAGCATTTAGAGGGGCAGGAGGTTCATTTCGGTAGTTTGTCCGTTGAACAAGGGCCGATTGCTACTATTCAGGAATATGCCGCAGGATTTGAGTACACCAAGGAACTCATAGATTTCAATGAGATGTTTAGGATTGAGTTAATCAACCAGGCGATTGGACAGGCTTATAATGCGTTGCTGAATCATATCCACTTGTACCCGATTTTCAGTTACAACAAATACAACACCAAGAATGTTACCACATGGAAAGGTGAAACAGGCGACCCATTGTGGTTAGGGATTTACAGGACGTTGAGGCAGGCAATTATAGATGCCACTTTAGCAAAGCGTCTACCGACAGTGTTACTTGCAAACCCAGCTGATAGGTTTGATATTGAACTTGCATTGCGTGGAGGTTTTACCATAGAAGGCACGACTTATCCAGCGTTATCAGGCATTGATACGATAATCTATTATGAAGGTTGGCAAGGGACAATGAATGGCAAGCCATATGTGTATGAAGGAGTACCGCAGGGCGAAGCTTATTTGATTAGGCCGAAGCAAGGGTTTAAGGAACTCGTGAAGAAAGACCTTACTATTGAAACTACCAGCGGTGATTTGACGAGGTTAGTTGAAGCTCAGATAATCGCTTATGCTTACCGAGGCGTATTCGCTGCATTAGACGAGAATGTGCAAAAGGTAGAGATCCGTGCGCGCAAATGATGATACCAACTCCAGAGTTAGTTGAGCAGTTACGCAATCTTGCTGGTGAGAAGGAAGAGGGAAGGTTCACCGATGCTGAATTAGAAGACATTATTAAGGCGTCAGATAACATTTATGCGGCGGCTTCCTATGTATGGACATTAAAAGCGGCGAGGATACAAGAAGAGTTAGGGAACATTCAAAGCTATTCCATTGGTGCAGAAAGTTACACTTATAGGTCGTTGACAGACATGTTGGAGTTGTGCTTAAAGATGGCTGACGCATATTCCCAGATGGGTGATATGGGAGCAAGAATTGTGCAGGTTAATCCTCCTGATGTGGTATGAAGGAACAGCGGGTTAGAGACATCGCATGGGCAATTGAGCAAAACCCTGTAGATGTTACCATTTACCGTACACAGCGGGTATTGAGTGAAGGACATTACACCGAGACTACCATGGAAGTAGGAACATATAGAGTGCGTATATTCTTGAATGATAGGCATACTCCAGCAAAATTGATTGATGAAGGAGGGAGGGCATTGCGAAGTGTAACATGGTCAATGCTTTGTGATGCTTCCGCAGATGTAAAGGCTGGTGCAAATGTTGTGGATGTGGTAGATGTACCTATGCTGGGGAAGTTAAAAGTAGTTAACGTTATCCCGTTAAGCGTACAGGGTGAAGTGGTAGGATACCAAGTGCAGTTGCAGGGGATGGATGAATGATAAAGGTTGCCCAAGGTTTCAGTGATAAAAGTAAATATAAGTTTCAGCAGATTTATGCGTTAATGGACACGGTATACCGTCCAATGACAGAAGGGTACATGAAAGCAAACAAGCCGTGGACTACACGAACAGGTTTGGCTGTAGCAGGGTTGCATTCCAGAATAGAGAAGAGCGAAACCGAAATAAAACTAATACTTGGGCATGGCGTAAGTTATGGCGTTTACCTTGAGCGTGGGCATAAGGTAAAAACTAAAGGCGGTAAGGTAAAAGAGGTTAAGCCGTATGCGATACTTAAGCCGACGTTAGACAAGTTCTATCCAGATATATGCGAGCGTATAAGGGAGCTGTGGAGCATGTGAGAGACGAAATAAGGAAGTTACTTGTAGAAAAAGTTGCATTAGTTGGTGAAAGGGTATACGAGCCATATGTTCCATCGTTGCAAATAGAAAAGCCTTATCTTGTAGTTAAGGAAGGTTCACGGGAAGTACCAAACGATTGGGCTGGGTATACGACTACCATCGAAGTGTGGATATTTGAGAACTTTGAGACATTTGCGGATGTAGATCAGTTGGCGGCGGATGTGATTAGTGCGCTGGACAAACAAATAATCACGGTTAATGATAAGAAGTACTTATTACGTTACCTTGCTACCATAGGTGAGGATTTCTGGGATGAGGAGCTACAAGCATTAGAACGTGGCTTGCAGTTTCAGGTCTTTTCATTGGGTTGGTTGAGTGGTGAGACGTATAACCCAGACCCAGTAGCAGCATTACGTACTTGGAGTGAAAGCCGCTGGGTGAAGGTTGAGACAAAGGAAGGGAAAATAATCAAAACACCGATATTGCAAACTGATCCAGATACATGGGACCCGTCAGACCAGCGTCCGGGCTTATATTGGCGGATTGTGGAAGTGTCAGCACCATATAATGTAAGTGCATCTATGTATTGGATGGATTTCACCATTTATGGGCATGTTGTGGCACCAGATCCGAGTGTCCGTAGAGAATGGATAAGGAAAGTCGTTGAAGCGTTAACAGATGCGATGCGAATAAATGTTAATGATGTTACGGAGTTGTGCGTAGAAGGGATATCAGCTACAATGGATGCGGATCCATTGACAGTGGGACAAATCAGGTTACGTGGAACAATGGGACTCATGCGTAGTAAAGTAAGTGCGGAAGTATTGAATAACGCTTCCGTTAGTGGTGGGGTGTCATTTACAGTGAAAGTACCCATATTAAACCCTGAAGGGAAAGGAGGTTCGTCGGATTGAGTGCAAAAAAAGAAGTACTAGAAGAAGAGCAGGACACCAAAATAAAACCCGAGGGAAAAGAGGCTGAAGATGTTTATACGCTTAATGATTTGGTAGCGAATGCTGGCATATTTGGAGTGAAGCCTGAAGCGATTATTGGTGCTTTGACAATGGCTGGGGTGAAAGAAGCAACCCGCTCCCAGATGGAGCGGTATTTACAAAATTTTCTCAGAAAAGAGGTGTAGAGAATGGCAGGAATTGTATTTCGTAGTGGCGAGCAAAAAGTAAGGCCTGGAGTATATATTCGTGTACAAAACGTAGGGCAACCTGTCGTACCAGCTTTACCTAATGGAATTGTAGCGGCAGTCTTCAGAAGTAATTGGGGGCCGATACAGACACCTACGGTGATTGAGACGGCAGAGGTAATAAGTGAGAAGTTCGGAGTAAGTGCCAGTTTAGATATGCTCCAAGAGGCGTTTAGAGGTGGCTGCAAAAAAATTGTAGGTGTGCGTGTTGGTGAAGCAGGAGCTCCAGCTCAGGTTACGTTAACAGATAGTAATACTACTCCAGCGCAAGTGGTAAAAATTACCACGAAATATCCAGGCACAAGGGGTAATAATTTCACGGTAACAATTAGGGATTCATTGACAAATGCGAGTTTAAGAGAGTTCTTGCTTTATGAAGGAGCAACGTTGTTGCTTACCGTACCATTTGCAAAAGGAACAGCAGAGCCAGATGCTTTGGTTTCAGCATTGAATAGTTCACAAGCGAATAAATACGTTACTGCAGAGAAGATTGCGGCTGGTAATGGAACATTGAAGGCAGTAGCTAATGCGGGTATGACAGGTGGGCTTGACCCTACCACTACCGCAAATGATTATTTGACAGCCCTTACATCACTTGAGGCGGTTGATTGGAATGTGCTCGTAGTTGATAGTGAAGACACGAGTTTATTTTCGTCCATTCAGGCGTATATAGACCGTGTAAGGAATGCTGGTAAGCGTGTCATGGCAGTGTTAGGACAAAAGACAAATGTAGAGTTAAGCACCAGACTAACATTGGCACGTAGTTTTAACGATCCAGCAATTGTGTTTGTGTTGAATGGGTTCAGTTACGCTGATGGAACAGCGATAGAAGGTTATAAAGCCACAGGGCGGGTAGCTGGGATGATTGCAAGTGCTGATGTAACAGAGAGCCTTACCCATGCCGTAATACAGGGAGCTACAGGTTTGGTAGGTGCTTTGAGTAATACCGATATAGAAAGTGCGCTGAATAGTGGAGCATTGGTGTTTACGTTGAACTCGCAGAAGCAGGTTCAGATTGAGCAAGGCATTAATACGTTTATAACTCCGACGGCTGACCTTGACATGGGTTGGAGGAAGATAAGAAGAGTAAGGACAAGGGACACGCTGATTGACAGAATTGGTGCGACTTGGGACTTGTTGATTGGGAAGATAAATAATGACGCTAATGGTAGGGCTACATTGATGGCAGCAGCGCAAGGGGTAATAAATGAGATGATTAATGAAGGGGCACTAATTGCTGGTCAGATTTATGAAGACCCGACCAACCCTCCAGAAGGCGATAGCGCATGGTTTATCATACAAGTAGATGATACCGATAGTGCAGAGAAGCTGTACTTGACATTCCAGTTTAGATTTGCTCCAGTATAAAAGGAGGTGAAAGAATATGGCAGATGGCAGATATATATTCCGAGATTGTGTACCTGATGGTGCGATTGACATAGTGAATGTTCGGACAGGGGATATTGTGCAAAGGGCGTGGAGTTTCAGGGTAAATGCTCCAGTAGAATTGCAATCAGCCCTTGATGGAGGAACATTCCAGCCTAATCACATTATCCGTGGTTACGATGGTGAGTTGTACGACGGCGATGGTAATTTGCTGGCTGAAGTAAATACATTCCAAGCGCAGATAAACCCGACAAATACCGATTACCAAGCCGCTGGTAATAAACAAGTATGGGCAATACCTCAATCTTATACCGTTACCTTGACGTTTACAGAGACAGTAATAAAGGACGCCAAGATACTTAAAAAAGTGTTGGACAGTTTAGCAAAAGGAGCTCCAGATGCAAGATTAAACTTTATGGGGGTATTACACGCACACACATAGGAGGGGTGAAAAGTGAGTAAGGTTGATAAAGAGGAGTTATTAAGTAAAGAAGATGTCATACTAAGGGATGTAGCTGGCATTCTAAAAGCGATGGATACAATCGTAGAATATGAGACATACCACGTAGTTAGGGATGGGAAGGAGTTATTTTCGTTCCGAGTGCGTGGGTTGACCGATGAAGAAGCCGAGGAGTGTAGGCAAGAAGCTACAAAAACAGTGCGAGATAAAAGACTTGGCAATTTGGCAGTACCGCAGGAGTTCAATGCCGCAAAGTTTAATTCATTGATGATTGTCCAAGCCACGCATCCAGAAGACAGGGCAATGCTTTGGGATAACAAAGAATTGTGGGAGAAAGCCAACGTTCTTGCTGGTTGGCAGTTGGTGGATAAAGTGCTTAAGCGTGGCGAGAAGAATGAAGTTATCGAACTCATAGAGCGTTTGAGTGGGTATAATAGCGAGGAAAACGAGAGCCGAGTTGAAACTTTAAAAAACTAATCAGGGCGGGTGGTGAAGCGACCATTATTCACCACCTGCTCCAAAGATGTGGCATTACTCCAGATGAGTATTGGAGCAAGCCACCAAAGATACGTGATTTTATGCGTGCAAGTATGTTGGTGGAGTTAGAACAGGAGCAAGAAGAATTAGAGAAGATAAGGGGGAAAGATGGCTAACGAGACCTATAAGGTAGAGCTTTTAATTACCGCACAAGACCAATCAGCACCAGTTATAGAGCAGGCAAATGAGCGAATTAATCGTTTCGCCCAGAATGCCGAGTTAACAAATAAGAAGTTAGCCCGTTCCCTGAATACGACTTATAAGCCGACCATAACAGCGATTGATAATACAGCACCAGCAGTAGCAAGTGCCCAATCAGGTTTAAGTAGAATTGTTGGCAAAGTGTGGAGTGTCGTTGTGCATGCAGTTGACCAAGTTACGCCTGTATTTTCGAGCATTTTAAGTGGTGCAAAAAGTTTCGTGAGTAAAATAGGCAGCATTTTGGGTGGAGTAGGAAGGATGATAACATCACCACTTGGAATGCTTGGGATAGCTGGTGGTGGGGTAGGGATGACAGCCCTTATTGCTGGACCGTTAAAACTTGCAGGAGAGATGGAGCAGGCGAGGGTATCGTTTAAGTTTTTCCTTGAGGATGAAGAGAGGGCTAAACGTTTTATAGGCGAGTTGCAAGCACTTGCAGCTATTACACCATTTGAATTTAAAGATGTGCAGGATCTTGCTACCCAGTTGTTACCAGTTTATAAACAGATGTATGGATTAGAGAATGCTACAGCTATGACATTAGATACGTTGCTTAAATTTGCTGATGCGGCTTCTATGACAGGTGCGGGTATGGAAGGGTTGAAGGGTGCAATGCTTGGATTTACACAGATAGCGCAGTCAGGTAGGTTAGGTTTACAAGATTTGCGGCAGGTAACATTAGGCTTAAAAATACCAATGACAGATGTATTGAAGGAACTCGGAGTGAAGTCGTTGGATGATATTTCAAAGAAGGCTATTCCCGCAAAGCAGGCTATGGAAGCAATTGGAAGAGCGTTAAAGCAGTATGCTGGTGGAAGTGAATTACAGGCAAAGACGTTGGTTGGATTGATATCTGCATTAAAGGATATTGCAGGCATGACGATAACATATTTCGGTGAAGGAATGCTGAAGCCAGTAGAGGATATCTTATTTGGACTTGTTGAAGCGGCTACCAAAGGCGAGGATGCATTAAAGAGTGTCCAAGATAGATTGTACAAAGCAGGTGTTAGGGTAGGAGAAGCGATGCAGAATGCTTATAGAAAGGTGGTTCGTTTCTTTGGTGATTTGAGTTCAATACCGGGCTGGAATCAGATGTCAATGACACAAAAAATTATTACCGCATTTAGCCAAGTACTGACAGAATTAAATAATTGGTTGAAGGGGGATCAGGGACAAGAAGCATTTAGAAAGATACAAGAAACGATAAACTCATTTTTCAAAACTATTTTCGGACCAGAAAATTCTGAGTTAATTAAGCAGCTTGCAACGTTTGGTTACACGCTTGGATCAGAGCTTGCAAGTGCGATTTTCAATGGGATAAAGGATAACAAAGCGTTGATGACTATCCTTGGTGCGATAGTAGGCTTCAAGATAGCTGGCTGGGAAGGTGCAATTGTAGGTGCAGGGGGTATGCTTGCTTTAGCATCGTTGTTTGGATTAGAAGAGTTCTATAAGGAAAACCCAGTAGTAACTCCAGAGCAAGAACAGGCACAGTATCAGCAATATTTGTCATTTGTGATGTCTATGGGTATGACACGAGAAGAAGCCGAACGGTTTATAGAAGGGATGAAGGAGCAACCTAAAGTTAAGCCAGAGCCGTTACCAGCCCATGCGAGAGGTGGGATATTTTACACGAGACACATAGCGGAAGTAGCCGAAAGAGGAGCAGAGGCAATTATTCCTTTAGAACGTACAAAAAAGAATGTGGAGCTGTGGCAAGTAGTAGGTGAGCACCTTGGGGTGATGAGAAGTGCTCCAATAGAAAGTGTAACTCAAGCCACGATAAATAATACATATAACACAATGAATCAAGCCACGATAAATAATACATATAACACAATGAAAAATGTACAGGCAATGTCGTATAGCACTGTAACACATAATGTTCAAACAGAAGTTCCTACTGTGTCAGTTGTTCCACGTAATGTGCAGAGTACCGTAAACATTAATGTTAACACCGAAGGGTTAATTGGTGAAGTTGTCATAAACAATAAGGCTGATGTAGATGAAGCGGTCGACAAGATTGTGGGAGTATTAGCGCCAGAGTTAAGGAAGGCGTTTTCTAATATGGTGGTGGGATAAATGGAGTTTTACATAACGGGGAAGAATACCAAGCTTCATTTACCGATGAACCCAGAGCAATTGCAAGTAATGACAAGTTCAAAGTTGTTCAGCGTTAGCATAATTGAGTTGGGCGATTTCTTAATGCCGAGAGGTATTGCACCAGCAACGATTAGGTGGGAGGGTATATTCCCGGGTGTGAGTAGGAGGAACAGCATATATGTTGTGGATTGGCAGGACCCCAAGGCGATAGTGGGTTTGATTTCAGGCTGGCGACGAGAGAATGTAAAAGTTCATTTGTTGATAACAGAAACACCAATAAATATGGATTGTTACATTCAAGAGTTCGACCATACATGGAAAGGTGGACATGGCGATTGTTATTACTCCATAAGTTTGGTTGAGGCACGTAATTTGGTTGTGATGACAGAAAAAGAGAAGAGTACGAGTGCGCAGGCTACAACGAGTGCACAGAGACCAGCTCCGAGTATCCCGAAAACGTATACCGTAAAACAAGGCGATACCCTATGGGGTATAGCAAAGAAAATGCTCGGTGATGGTGCAAAGTGGAGGATGCTGTACGAGTTGAATAAGGCTGTCATTGGGCCAGATCCGAATAAAATTAAACCCGGGCAGGTGCTTAAGCTTGGTTGATATTACCAAGATAAAGTATGAAGTGCGCATTATAGATCCAAGCGGTAAGCAAATGGATGTTACGCCATTTGTTAGTCAATTGTCCTTTGGTGATGCCGATGGTGAGTTAGCAGCGCATTTAAGTATGACATTGACAAATCAGCAAGTAGGTGGGAAGTGGATACACCAGCTTGTAGCACTTGGGACACCGATATACCTATTAGCGAATGGGGTAGAAGTGTTCAGGGGCACGGTGTTTGATTGGATGACGTCCACAGATCCGTTGGGTAGTGTGGAGATTGAAGCGTATGACCAGCTGATTTACTTGTTTAAGAGTGAAGATGATAGGTACTATAGGTCGGGACAAAGGGCAATAGATGTGTTGACAGATATTTTCAGAGCATGGAATATTCCCATAGGCAAGATAGAGGGGCCGAACGTGGTATTAGCCAAGCAAGTATTCCGACAGATGACAGTTGCGGAGATGATAAACAGCATACTCAAACAAGGTAAAGATAAGGGAGCAGGCGAGTTTATCGTACGTAGTGAAAAAGGGAAGGTTTATATCAGAAAAGCCATGTCCAATCAAGATGTTTACGTGTTTGCATATAACGAAAATGTGCAGTCGGTAATGGATAGGTGGAGCATTAATAATCTTGTTACACGAGTGCGTATTATAGGTGCGGAAGATGAGGAAGGAAGGGCACCGTTAATTGCAGTTCTTGACGGAGACACCAAATATGGTATATTGCAAAGGATTGTCCGGAATAGTTCAGATGACACCATAGCCGATGCAAAGCAGAATGCGAAAGAGATATTGAAGGAGTTCGGACAGCCAGAGAAAGACAGGACAATCAGGTGCGTAGATGTTCCCTTTATCAGGAAGGGTGATAAGGTGAAAGTTGTTGCTGGGACGTTAAATGGGTATTACCAAGTCGTATCCGTAGAGCATAATGTTACAAATTTGACTATGAGCGTGGGGCTAAAATGAACAAGAAAAGCATTGACGATTTGGCTAAAGTGTTAAATGAAAGAATTAGTTTGATAGCTAACAAACCCGATAGCATTGAATTAGGAACGATACAGCCAGATATGAGCTTGAAGCTTGATAGGTTTGCAATGCCGATAAAGAAAGGCGATTATTTGATAGCTGATTTTACTGCACAGGTTGAGTTTCCCGTTTGGTCGTTGGTAGGTGTTGGCGAGTATCCCGTAGACAAAGAAGGGAAGCCGATAGTAGGAGTAGACATATACCATACCGCACAAACAAGGTGGGATTGGGAACAGAGCACTGTTGAGAAGGTGAATATAAAAATCAAACCCGAGCTTAAAAGTGGCGATAGGGTGTTGGTGGTATGGGTTAATCAGCATAGAGACCCTGTCGTAATTGCAAAGGTGGTGAGTTCGTGAGCGATTTATATCCACGCTTTGATATGCCTGACATAGTGGGTGCAGTAGAAAGCCAAGAAGTAGCTTTCCCTAAAAGTTGGTTGTGGGATTGGGATATTTGCGACTTTGTCCAAACAGGTGGCGGTGATGTAGTAGAGGCGGATGGTTTGACAGCTTGGGTGCAATGGTGTGTAAAAGCGATATTAACACAGAGGCTGGCATATGATGTGTACGATTGGGATTATGGTGCAGACATTGAAAGTTGTCTTAAACAGCCTACAAGAGCAGTAACAGAGGCGGAGCTGGAGCGAGAGATTACAGAGGCTTTGCTTATAGACCCGAGAACAGCTGAAGTAAAGAATTTCAGCTTTGAGTGGAGCGGTGATGAGTTGACAGTGCGGTTTGTTGTGGTAAATGCATTAGGCCAGCCAGCTGAAGTGCAAGTAGGTGTAGGGTACAGAGAAGTGCAGAGGCAGTTTTCATTGTCAAGGGTGGAGCAGTACGTTAGCGATTGGATGAGTGGAACGCTGGTAGGGGTAGAAGTGAACGACCGAGGACGTTTGACATTAATAGAAACACACGAGCCTTTATCGGGTTATAGGTTAAGCAAGCCAATATACTTAAAGAGTTTAGGTACGTGTAATGGGTCAAATATTTCATGGGAAGCAAATATTCCTGCAGGGTGCGATGTAAAGGTTTATGCGTCAGTAGATGGTAGTACATTTCAAGAATGTGAGAACAATGCTCCAATACCAAGTTTGAGTGAAGGCGTTAGTTTGGTTGATAAGGTGCTTGTTATAAAAGAAGTGTTGCTGACCGAGGATGGCGTTAATAGACCCGAGCTTATGGTTGTGCGTTATAATGTAGATGGAACAGTCACGTTGAGGGGGTGAGAAGTTGGACTTACCAGAATATTTGACAGACCAAACGTTTGAAACAATATTAGCAAGATTGTTGTCCTATGTACCAGACAATTATGATAAAAGCCAAGGTTCATTTGTTTATGATGCATTAGCTCCAGTTGCCGCAGAATTGACACAAGCTACAATATGGGCACAAGAGGTATTGCGACGTGGATTTGCACAGACAACGTTTGGTACATATTTGGATTTGAGAGCTGAAGAGCATGGATTGTCCAGAATACCAGCAAGCAAAGCCACTGGGTATATAACATTCTTTGGTGATAGTGGAACAGTAATACCAGAAGGAACGATAGTGTCCACCCCTTCATCGGAATTGGCACCAGCAGTATTCTTTAGGACCACCACGCAAGCAGTGATAAGTGATGCAGGAGAAGTGTCTGTACCCATAGAAGCATTGAACGAAGGAATTGAAGGGAATGTCGCTGCAGGAACAATAACAGTTTTAAGCACTCCCATTCAGGGCGTTGCAAGGATTGAAAATGAGCAAGCCACGAGTGGTGGTGCAGATACTGAAGATGATGCAAGCTTATTGGCACGATATTTGGAATGGGTGCGCAATCCCAGTGCAGGTGGTAATAAAGCTGATTATGTAAAATGGGCACTTGAGGTTGCAGGTGTTGGAAGTGTTTCGGTAGTACCGTTGAAGTATGGCAATGGAACAGTCAGCGTAGCAATTGTTGATAAGGATATGCAGCCAGCCAGTGAAGAGTTAGTTCAGCGAGTTCAGGAGCACATAGCACCAAGATGGTTGCATGTGAATGAAGCAGAGAGTTTGACTATTTCGGGGTATGGAGTTTCAGTTTCAAATGGGCAGGTAATTTTAAGCTATAGTTCGAGTGGCACTGGGAAGGTTACACATACGCAGTTTGATACGATGCTTGAGCAACCGGGAGTGTGGAACGTCATATTGGATTTGTCCACCACGGGTAGTGGTACAAATGATTTGTTGTCCATAGGTATATGGGATTTGACAACTAATGCATGGGCAGTGGTAGATGTGTCCAGCCAAATACAAGCCAAGACAATTTATTCAGCCAATGCATTAAACCCGTTGTCTAAGGTTTATCAAAGGTTCTATTGGAATGGGCAAGACCATCTCGAGTTGAGAATTGAGAGGTTGCAGACCGATACCGTTAACACAGTTATTATAGACAAAATAGCGTATGAGAGTTTGTTCAGCAAAGACACTGGCGATGGCAAAGCTCCCATTGGTGCGAGGGTGTATATAGAGCCTGCAAGCCCAGTTGCTATTAATGTCAGTGTCCACTTAGTAGTAGCTGCTGGGTATGAGGTAGGAGCAGTTCAATTAGCGGTTAAGGAGAATGTGAAACAGTACCTGAAGTCATTGACATTTAAGCAAGATAATGATGTGCGATATGTGAGGATTGGAAGCGTTATTTTAGATACGCCTGGGGTGGTGGAGTATTCCAACCTGTTGGTGAATGGTGCTACANATAATATTCCAATAGGCGAGCAGGAAGTAGCTGTGCTTGGGACGGTGACATTTACATGATAAGTGAAGCGGGAAACAGGATATTGGAAAGAATGCCACCGTATTATTCTACCAGTTATATAATGAGAAGTGTCTGGGATGCACAGGGGCATGAAATTGATAGGTTGAACGATACTTTAGACGAGATATTGGAACAGTTCTTTGTGGATACAGCGACTTGGGGTTTGGAATTATGGGAGCAATTTTTAGGATTGCCAGTTGATAAAACAAAATCAGAACAATTTAGACGAGAAAGAATAAAAGCAAAGTTGCGAGGATATGGCACAGTTACGAAAGGGTTGATTAAGAACGTTGCAAGTGCTTTTGCAAATGGAGAGGTAGAAGTCATAGAATATCCAAGCGAATACAAATTCGTAGTAAAATTTGTTGGGGTAAAAGGAATACCACCGAATATGAGTGATTTGACAAAGACGATAGAAGAAATTAAGCCAGCACACTTAAATTATGAGTATCAGTACACTTATAACGTTTGGAAGTTCTTAACAAGCAAGGTTTGGAATGATTTGGCACATTACACTTGGGAACAAGTAAGAGTAATATAGTATAGTAGGAGGTGGTAATTTTGAAGTATACGCAAAATTATAATCTCAAGAAGCCAGAAGGTACGGATTTAGTCAATATTGACGATTTAAACTATAACGCTGATGTTATAGACTCACAGTTAAAAACAAACGCTGATACAATTACCCAGCACATCACTGATCCAGCGCCGCACAGCGGGCATGAAACTCCAGCAGGAGCACAGGCGAAGGTGAATACGCACGCAAGCTCGAAACAAACGCACGGTATTTCTGGCTCATACTATATAGCCAAGACCAGCAGAAGCGACCAATTGCCCGCTTGGGATGATATTCAAAGTAAGCCCAGCTCGTTTACTCCTTCTAATCATGCAAGCACCCATAAGACTGGGGGGACGGATGTAATAACACCAGCTGATATAGGTGCGGCGGTTAATGTTGTTTATACAGCTACCATTCAGGCAGCAAATTGGAGTGGGAGTTCAGCTCCATTTTCACAGAGTGTTTCGGTAAGTGGGATATTGAGTACGGATACTCCTATCATAGATGTGGTAATGAGTGGAACGTATGGCACTGATATTGAGAGAAGTTCCCAATGGAATTATGTTTATCGTGCTGTTACAGGAGCTAATTCTATTACGTTTTACGCAAAGACAAAGCCAACGATTGATTTACCAATACAAATAAAGGTGGTGAGATAATGGGAGAAGCGATAATCAGTAGGCGTGGCGGGAAGTATGATATTGGTGCTTACATCAAAGACGTTAATTTACAAAAGGATAATTCAAAAGGTAATGGCAATGAAATATGGAGTAAAACTGATGTTGNCTATGGTCGTGGTATAGCAGTAGACAGTTCAGGTAATGTTTATTGTGCTCATTATGTTAGTGGTAAAGCAATAAGAAAACTTGATAGTAATGGCAATGAAATATGGAGTAAAACTGATGTTAAAAATGGTTATGGTATAGCAGTAGACAGTTCAGGTAATGTTTATTGTGTTCATGATGTTGGTNGTAAAGCAATAAGAAAACTTGATAGTAATGGCAACGAAATATGGAGTAAAACTGATGTTGGAAATGGTCGTGGTATAGCAGTAGACAGTTCAGGTAATGTTTATTGTACTCATTATGTTAGCGCTGGTGNTAAAGCNATAAGAAAACTTGATAGTAATGGCAANGAAATATGGAGTAAAACTGATGTTAGCTATGGTCGTGGTATAGCAGTAGATTCTGCGGGTAATGTTTATTGTGCTCATTATGTTAGCACTGGTGATAAAGCAATAAGAAAACTTGATGGTGCTACTTATTATAAAATCATTTCATAAGGAGGCAGAAAGTAATGAAATTTTTAGGTGATTTAGTGAAAGTAGCTGAGGGGAAATATAGAGTTGGGCTTATACACAACATGCCATTTGACCCAGTTCATGGGTTAGGAAAAAGTGAAGAAGAGTTAAGACAGATTGGAGTATTGGTAGAAGATTTGCCACAACCTGAAATTAGAGAAGGGAAAATTGCAGTTTTGTATTGTAATCCTGCAACGAACACTGTTTATTATGAATATGAGGACAGACTCTTAACTGAGCAAGAACGGATTGCAATGCTTGAACAGGCCATTCTTGAGTTAAATATGCTGTTGGGAGGTGGTAACTAATGTTTACGACAGAGAGTGCTCTTGTAAAGTTGTGGGTGCGGTACATTAAAGAAGGTAAATACACGAGGGAGCAAGTACCAAATCTCTCGAATTTGCGAGAATGTGTTTTTGCTGTATTGGATGCAGAATAAGCAACACATATGATAGAGCTGTGAAAGAAGGTGCAGGATGCCAGGGGCAGAAATAGCTCAATACGGGGTGGCGATTTTTGCGATAGCGATGCTTGGTTACGTGTTTGTGAAGATTATCGGCAATCCTAAGCCTACTGATAATAGCAAGGAATTGTTTGTTGTGATTGATAACAATACAAAGGCGTTGCGAGAGTTGATGGCTGTATTACACCAAATTGAAATACAAATGGCACGGCAAGAAACAAAGATAGACGAGCTACTTGCAAGGACGAGAGATGAGAAAGATGACTGAGGAGCGTTTTTCTAAGAAAGTAGTGCGATGGGTGATATTGCTAAATGCGGTGTTTGTGGTGGCGGTGTTATTGATATATTGGCATACTGGGTCAGAGCCATCAACGTTAATAGCGAGTTGGTTTGCTTTCACCACAGGTGAGCTGTGGGCATTAGCGGGAATAAAGAGAGAAGAGACAAAGAAGGGAGGGAGCGACGATGAAGATATGCATTGATGCTGGGCATGGTGGCACTCAACCTGGCGCTGTAGGGTATTTCGGGACAAAAGAAAAGGATATTACGCTTCAGGTTGCTTTACAGCTCAGAGATGTACTTAAAAATGCGGGCGTGGAAGTGGTAATGACAAGGGATAGCGATAAAGATGTGAGAACAGCCAAGCAATCAAATGAGCTACAAGCAAGGTGTGATGTAGCGAATAACTCCAAGGCCGATGTTTTCATTTCAATACATTGTAATGCATCAAATGACTCGTCGGCTCATGGGACGGAGACGTGGTACTACCCGAAAGACGCTAAAAGCAAGACTTTAGCACAGTTTATCCAGACGGAGTTGGTGAAACAAATAGGTCTAAAGGACAGAGGAGTTAAACAAGGCAATTATTACGTAACACGTTATACAAAAATGCCAGCCGTGTTGGTGGAGTTGGCGTTTATCAGTAATCCCGAGGAGGAGGTATTATTACGAAATAAGGCGTTCCAAAGGAAGTGTGCTGTAGGGGTAGCTAATGGTGTACTTCGTTTTCTAGGAATGCCTTTAGTAAAGGAGGTACAAGGCATGAAAGACGTACCGCAGACACATTGGGCGTACAAGTATATAAAAGAGTTGTACGATTTGGGCATTGTGCAGGGAGATGAAAATGGCAATTTTAATCCCGATAAAGCAGTTACAAAAGCGGAAGTAGCAACGATGATAGCAAAGCTATACGAAAAACTGAAAGGAGGGAAATAAGATGCATGATGCGGTTTTAAGATTGTTATACGACATTATCGCTGTTTTAGTGCCCATCTTGGTAGCATACCTGGTGGCATGGATACAAAAGAAGCTGGGTTCGGAGAAGGTGCAGAAGATAATATATGAACTGGAGACAAAGAAGGAATTGGCCCGAATTGCTGTGATGTTTGTGCAGCAGGCGTATAAGGATTTAGGTGGACCAGAAAAATACGAAAAAGCCGCCGAGTGGTTGAGCGATATGTCTGAATATATGGGGTTGGATTTGACGCCTGAGGAGATTAAGGCGTTAATTGAGGCTGCATTAAAAGAATTAAAGGCCGAACTAGGCGAAGCGTGGGATGAGTTAGCCAATTAGCTGCCTACTGTTTCATATAGGCGTTGCCCTCCGAGGTGCTCCCCTCCCTCCTACTCGGAGGGCATTTTTAATTTGTAGTATGGTGCAGGTATTGACATATAGCGAAAAATGGTATAGTATATAAAGAGATAACATGAAAGGAGGGAGTAAGTATGGCAAAGATTGTGTTAGACGTGGCGAAGTTGAGGATGTGGAGGGCTTATCGTGGATTGACAAAGCACAAGATGTCGCAGTTGATGGGGTATGCTGGCGATGGATATTACTACATTGAAAGCGGCAAGGTAGTTCCATCGTTAGCGAGGATTAATCAAATTTGTGAGATTTTAGACATTAGCCCATTGGACATCCTCGTAATTGAGGATGAGAAGAAGAAGGAGGGAGAACATGAAAACATTGGCGAGGTTCGTTGACTTTGTGAATGATGAAGAGACAAGCACCTTGACAGTGCACGTGATGTGCTGTCCCGACATTGGGGCGTACGTAAAGTTGTTGGATGATTTGGGGTTTACGTTCATTTACATTGATGGTGACTCATGCGAGGCAGAGCTTGAAGGCGAGTACAGTAAAGTGTTTGAAGTAATGCGGATGCTTGAGCAGGAAGGATTTGCGTGGTAGCCATGGCGTTACGTGTAAGTAGTGCAGGAGCTTGTCCGAGAAGGATAGAACTTGAGGCATGGGGTGTAGAAGGGCTTCCATTGTGGGAAGGTTCAGAGCGAGCGTTCGCTGAAGGTAACATGCATGAGCAGTCTATCCTTGAGTGGGCATGCGAGAACTTACCAAATGGGCCGTATGTGTTACATAGCCAGCAGAAGGAAGTTTCTATTTTTTACCACGATAAAGAACTACTTGTGGGGCATATTGATGGATTAGCTACCAATAATGAAGGTGTAACAGTATTGCTTGAGGCAAAGGCTTTAGCAAAGAGAGCATTTGCAGAGATACGAGAAAAAGGATTGAGAGAAGCACATCCGCAGTATTTCACGCAGGTGCAGTTGTACTTGCATGCGTTGGGGCTGGAAAAAGGGTATTTGATAGCACGGAATAAGGATACTCCAAAGACGAGGTTCTGGGATCACCACATTGAAGAAGTCGTTTACGATGCCGAGTTTGTAGAAGCCGAGCTAAAGCGGTTGGAGGAGTTGGCAATTAAGATTGAACAAGGCGTTGAGATTGAGCCACCGTATAATCCCGAGGATAATTGGCAGTGCAGACAGCAATATTGTCCGTATACAGAAAAGTGCTTCCCAGAGTACTATAAAAACTCCAGACAGCCTAAAACAGCAAAAGTGGATATGGAATTATCAGCGTTGGTCGAACAGTACGTTGAGCTTGGCGAAGAGATATCCGAAATGCAAGAGATAAGAGAAGGCATAAAGGAGCAAATCATGGAGCGAGTAGGAAGCGACCTTGTGATAGCTGGCGAGTATGTGGTATATACCAAGGAGCGCATTACCGAGACAATAGACACCAAAAAAGTGCGGGAGGTAGTCCCAGCTGAAGTGTTACAGGGATTGATGAAGGTATCAAGGTCGCAGGTATTGTATGTCAAGCCTGCGGCTGAAGAATAAAAGGAGGGATAACGATGGACAGTATCGTAAAGTACAAGTCTGAGAGTGGCGAGGAAGTTTCTTTAAGTGCAGACATTATCAAGCGTTATTTGGTGTCGGGGGACCCGAGCAAGGTTACCGACCAAGAGGTCATGATGTTTCTTAAGCTGTGTCAGTACCAGAAACTTAATCCGTTCCTTAACGAGGCGTACCTTGTGAAGTTTGGGAATGAGAAGGCGCAAATAATTGTTGGCAAAGATGTGTTTATGCGTCGATTGTCTAACAGTCCGTTAGTTGAAGGTTACCAAGCAGGCATCATAGTTCGTAAGAAAGGTTCGGACGAGATACAGTACCGCAATGGGACATTCTATGTACCGGGCGAGGAGGAGTTGCTGGGAGGCTGGAGCAGGATTTGGCGCAAAGGTTGGAAGGAGCCAGTAGAACACTCCGTAAGCTTGCATGAATACATAAAGCTTGGAGCGAATAAAGAGCCGCAGGCTGGGTGGAAGAAGGCGGCAACCCAAATCAGAAAAGTAGCACTCGTGCAGAATGCCCGAGAAGTTGTTCCCGATTTGAGACAGCTTTATATCAGCGAAGAGATGCAGGTCGATGAGGAGCAGTTGCAAAATGTACAAGTGGAGTTTACAATACATGATGCCGAGGAAGAGGTGCAGGAAGAGACGCAGGAAGTAGAATATGCAAGCGATAATGAGTTCATTTCAGATCCGCCTATAACAGTGAAGCAAGTAAAGAGGTTGTACGCTATAGCCCACGGAGATGTGAAGCTGATAAATGACATAATTGAAGAGTATGGATACGAGAAGTTGCAGGATATTAGGAGAGGAGATTATGAGGCCATTTGTAATGCTGTACAAAGTGCGCTGTTAGAACAAGAAGAGCAGCTATCAGACATCACTGAACATGTAGTAGAAGAGCAATAACAGTTAGCAAAGTCCCGAGTGGGAGCAAGTGTAGGTTTTACCAAAGCTTGTTCCCATTTTTCACTTCATTTTCAAAGTGTCAGTAAAGTGTCTCAAGGGTAAAACAGTGCAAATGTAGGAACTACCAAATCCCACTGTATTTTATACAGTTTGAAAGTGTCGGTTTTTGTTAAAACCTATTTAATACACAACATGTTGAAATTATATCCTANGTGGTAATATATATATAGAAAAAGAAAAAGGAGGGAACGAAGATGAGAAAAGAAAGAACAGAAGGAACAGAAAGAAAAGAAGGAGGGAGAACAATGAGACAGGAGAGACAGGAAGCAAGAGAGTTAGTGCAAGAGAGGTTCAACACCAGTAGTGTAAGGTTACTCGGAAGATTAATCGCCGAAGCAATAGCCAAGACAGGACGTAAGGTAGCCAGAAAGGTGTACGGTAATGAGTATGAAGAGTTGGCTGTGCAGGTAATCGAAGAGATGCTGGAGAAGGTCAGCGAAGCTGCTTATGAGCAGTTAGCCGAAATAAGCAAGGATTACGATAAGGCAATCGAGAACTTTTTGGTTGAAAAGTACCTTGAAAATGGTAACCCAAGCCAGTATGCAGTAGAGATGTGGCAAAAGGAGGCAGCCATAACAAACGCAATGTACGATGCCTATAGGAAAGCAAACGATGAGTTCTGGAATACCTTTAATGTAAAGAGATGGTCATATAATCACGGTAGGGATTACGAGGAAAGGTTAGCCCTTGAGGGCATGCTGTTTGCAGTGTTTGATAACATAAACAAAGAATTGTTGAACGCCATAGGTGATATGGAAGATCAGTTAGCGCAAGCCCGCAGAGATGTGGGCTTTTACGTGAAGGAGGAGGCAGGGCAGTAGCCCTGCCTTTCCCTTTATGGTAAAGGTATTGACACATATGCAAAATATGATAATATGCTATATAGAAGGAACAAACAGGAGGGATGCAAGATGAAGAAGGTCGAAAGGACAGAAAGAGGTATAAAGGTGAGGTTAGCGCATTATACTGATAACGGCGGGGGTTGGGTCGCTGAGATAGTGGATTTTCACCCTACATTCAAGTTCAACCGTCAATTCCTAAATGCCGAGAAAGATTGGAGTTCATCAGGTCGGACAGGCTGGAGTTACTTTGAGCTGGTAGAAGGGCGCGTATACGAGGTAAATGAGCCATACCGTGGCCGTTGGTTTATTCAGGTGGTAAATGGCGAGATAGTGGAGCTGACAAAAGAGGACGTAGAAGAATACCTATACCAGAAAAACGAAAACCCAGAAGAAGAATACAAGCCCATAGTAGTTGATACCGCAGACGAAGTGTATGAAGCTGATACTGATGGAACGATGCAGAAGCTTGAGCCAGAGAAGAAAGTCATTGACAAAGCGCATTATAAGGTTGCTTCCAGAGGCACATATATAATTGTAACGCCGATATGGGATGGTGGCTGGAAGATATACCTTTATGTAGGTGGAGCGGCGAGATTTCAACCGAAAAGTGTCAGAGTAGAAGAGAAGCCAATTATAGCAGGCAAGCACTTATCAGATGTGCTTGCAGATTATCCCGAGTTGAGAGGACAATA